AATACTCCATACTGTTGCCCACCAGCAGCACGTTCTCGGCAACCTGCGCGTGGTTCATGTGCTGCAACATCTGTGTGCGCCTGCCCGTGTCCCCGTCTTGCGTGCCGCCCACCAGCGGATGGTCAAAGCCTTTGCGGGCAATGGTCAGGTCAGAGTTGCCCAGCCACGGCGTGCCGTCCGGGCCACGGCGGTCGAGAAAGCGCTGCTCGGTGCTTTCCACGAGTTTCCTGCCAATCAGTTTCAACGTCGGCGTTAAATCCGTGGTGACCTTCTCCAATTCTCCCAGCGCGTGCGTGATGTCGGCATCCGGTAAATCAATGGTAATCATGGCGTGCGTCCCTGTATAATGTGAACCGATGCCAGCGTCGGAATTGCTTCCGACTCCTTCACCCGCTACGAGCGCCGGAATGTCCCGAACATCGGAGTGCCAGGGTGATGATGAGAGCTAGGGTGGGCGCATCCCATCCGCTGGCATCCCCCCCCAACTTTCATCTGATCCGCACTGCGCCGTCCGGTGGCTCGGTTCTTCTTTCCCTGTGCAGCGTCAGAAAATAATTCTTGCGCCCGTCGCCCGTGCGTTTCAGCACCGCGCGGTACAAAACGCCATCAAGCGTGATGTACACCATCCTGTTTTCTCCCTGCCGGTAAACCTTCCCCTCGTCCAGCAGCCGCTGAATTTTGCGGTAATCCGACAGCCCAATTTCGGGATGTTTCGCAAGATGCTCGGCCAAACTTTCGTGTGACAGCAACACCACCGGCGATTGCGCGTCCAGCGCCTTCATGTCGTCGCCACGCAGCACCGCCACCGGAAACTCCCCATGTTCGCTGCCGGGGCGCTTGCCCGTTTTCTTGTGTTGTTCAGCCGCCGCCAGCGCCCGCCGGTAAAACCGCTCGAACACATCGGCCTGCACCAGGGACGCCACGTTCGCCCGCGCAATCGGTTCTGGCGTCGCGTCCAATCTGCCAATGCGGTGGGCGAGCACCTGCGCCAACTGCGTAGGCCGCGACGGATTTTTTTTCGCCCGGCTTCCAGCGGCTCCACCCATGCTGCACGCCTTCGGGTAACACATGCACCACGCCATCGCGGTCGGTGAATTTATGCGTGCGAAACGGTGGCGGTCTGTCGGGCGCGGCTTTGCCCATGCGGCGCAAGTCGGCTTCGCTCACCGGCTCCCACGTACACCGGCAGTGATACCCCATCGGCGTTTGATGCGCCAAAAACCACGGGTCGTCGCGCTTAAGCACCATGCCGTCCCACGCCTTGTGCTCGTCGCGGGCATTCATGATGGAGCGATGCCGAAAACGCACGTAGGGGCAAGCCTCGGCAATGTCGGGGTCGTGTAGCTCTGCCCAGCGCGCCGCCTCCATGCTGGCACGCATATTGGTCTCGTAAATCAGGTCCGCCCGCCACGCGCGACCCTTCTTGCTGCCGTCGCCCGTAAACCCCGTCCAACCGTGCTTGTTGGCGATGTCCTCAAATTCTTTCTGAAACCACTGGCGGCTCTTGCCCTCGGTAGCCGCGCGGTTGACCGCCTCGTGAAAGTCGCTCAATAAATCCGCCTTCATCGCGCCAGCAACAACAAACGCCACATCGTGCTGTTCGCCCTTGATGTCGTCGTAATGCTCGGTCGGAACATTGACCTTGTCCCGCATATAGCGACTTTGCCCGGCATGAGGCATTTTGAATGCCCCTTTGATGCTAGCCATGCTCAACCTCGGCGACTTTTGATTTCACCGCCAGCCGCCCGGCCACCGATGCAATGTCAAAGGCTTTACCCATCACGTCCACCAAGTCGCGTTCGTCCAGATTGCCATAGGCCGCCAACAGCGCATCCTGCAAGGCATCAAAATCGCCCGGTATCTCATCCACCAGCTTTTGTACCTGCGCAACCCAGCCGTCCACCAGCGGTTCAGACTGCACCTTTAATGTGCGCACCGCCGCGTCCAGCAACATGTTGTCTGCATCCGGTTTGACTGCGGGGGCAGGCGCGGGCAGCGCCGGGGTTTCCGCAAACGCCAGCGGCTGCGCACTGTAAGGCGACGGCGCGGGCAACGGCGTGGTATCGATATGCTCCATCGCAATGCCGTATTCCTCGGCGTAATACTCGGGCTTGAACCGCAGCCCCGTGGCCGCCAGTATTTGATCCCGCTCGGCCTGCGTCTTGTCGATACTTTCCTGCTCCCACAGGTTGTACGTGGGTGCATCGACTTCCCCAAAGTTCGCCTCAACGACAAGCCGGATAATCCGGTTCATGGCAGAAAGGACAACGCCTTTATCGCCATCACGGATGCTCGCGGCTACCTCTGCCCCGGCCGTCGCACTCGCATGGTTCGTGTCCTTGTCGGTCGTCTGATCCTGCCCCAGGAGCGCAATATTGATGTCGCTGCGGCAATACTCCAAAAACTCCCTGAAAGCCTGGCTGCTCGACGACTTCCCACCCGCCTCGACAATCTCGATCAGGTTGTCGTCGTTGGAGGCCATGACGCCATCCTGTCTCACCTGCAACAAGGCTTCGAGCATGGCCTCGATTTCGCGATGATCGGTTCCTCTCGGCACTTTGCCCACCACCCACGGCGTGCCGTATTTTTCGATGAACTGCACCCAGAATTTGAGGCCGCTCTTCAGGAAATTCCCCGGCCAGTAGCACATCGCCAAATCCGGCTGGCCGTAAGGGTTGACCCATGTCGCATCGTGGCTGGCGACGACGAATTTAACCGGGTCGCACAATTCGCCTTGCTGTCCGGCGTCCTTGGCCATGAAGCGCAGATTGCTGTCCGCGTCAAAGCGGAACCATTCGGGCGGCTTCGGACACACGTCTGCCGGTATCCAGAACCTGCCTACCGGCTGCCACAGGATTTCGACGGGTTGATAGCCGTACAGCGGCGCGTCCAGCAAGCCGCGCAACAGTCGGTCAAGGTCGATGTCTGCCAGCCAGTCTTCGATAAAGGTGTACACCGCATCCGAGGCTTCGCCTTGCTCCAATGCTCGCTGCAACCCCAGCACCGCCGCTTTACGTCGCCGCACGTTACCGCCGATGCGCGGCTGCGCCAGCAGCTCCCGGTAACTCGCCACATCCTTGCCCGCCGCCTTCAGAATCGGATCAGGATTGGGCAGTACGCCAGACAGGGTACTTGCGCCCACGCGCGGGCGGCTGGCAATGTGCAAAAGCTGCGTTTGTTGCTGCGCGGCGCTGGCGGGTTCCTTACCTGCCGCTGATACTTTGGGCTGATTGAACTGCCGTTGAAATGCCCTGTGGTGTTTCTTCTTCATGCATACCCCCGCAACAGCCCAACGCGACCCGGCATCGGGCGGCTCATGATTTTTGGCACGTCGCCTGACACCGCCAGCACCGCATAGTTCGCCAGCACCGCAGCCCCCGCAAAGTCCCCGTGCCGGTAGAGTTCCGGTTCTTTCATATCCTGCCGCCGCGCCTTGGCGACCATCGGAATGCCGTCTACCAGTTCAATCGCGCGGATGTCCTGCGCCAGATTGTCATCGCGCGGAATCGTGATCTGCCCGTCCTCGAATAGCTGCACGAGTTTGGGCATCCACGCGCCGTACCAAGACCGGGACAATTTGACCTGGTGTATTCGGCTGCGCCCGAAGGTGTCGGCGGTGTCTTCGGCCAAGGTTTCTCCATTGCCCGAGGCATCCAGCGCCGCGCCGCCAAATTTGGGTAACGCCCGGATAATGGCGTTCAACACCTGCTGTTGTTGCCGTGCAGGTACGCGCTGCATTTCCACCACAAACGGCACATCGCGCACCCGCGCGGGTGTAACCGCCATCGGGCAGATCACCGAAAAGTCCCGGTGCCGCGCGTAGTCCATGCCAAGATAATGGCGCTGCGCCTTGTCCAGCCTTTCCAAGGCAGGCGCGACGTGCAGCCGTATCCAGTCCTCAACAAAGCCTTCACGCCGCGAAACCGGTTGCTGCACAAAATCATCACTCAACAACAGCCGCAGCACGGGGCGCGGGTTTTCGTGATTCGCGCTGTCGCGCTGCATTGCCTCTTCCACCCACACGCCCGGCACGCAAACCCCCGTGCCATCCCTCGGGATGGCGTCCAGCTCTTCCCGCATTTGCGCCACGCGCGGCCCGTAGGCGGCGCGAATCTTGCCGTACCACGCCGCCTTGCCCTCTGGCGTCGGCTCCGTTCCCTGCATCAGGCACACCCGCTCGTACAGCCCGTTGGCCACCGCATCATCGAACGTGATGCGCATCACCTTGGCATCATCCCCATATCTCCCCTCGCGGATGTCGTTCGCCATCTGGTTAAACGGATTGCCTTTACCGTTGTGCGTGCTGATGATGACAATGCGCCCGCCCCAGATCAGCAAGGCCGTGGCCGCATCCAGCACTTTCCCCACATCCTTGTGAAACGCCGCCTCGTCGATAATCACCTTGCCTTGAAGACCCCGAATATTGGCCGGGTTGCTCGATAAGGCCACAATCTTGAAGCCCGACGCATAGCGAATCCGCCACGCCGTAATCTGCCTGGTCTTCAAACAAAAACTCTTCGATGCTGGAGTTGCTCTGCGCCTGGGCTTGCGCCATCGTGCGGCTGAACCGGGCGCAGTAGCCGATGAACTCCAAGCCCTTCTCTTTGGTGTCGCCGATGTAAAACACGTCCATGCCACCCGCAGACTTGCGACTGGCTGCCGTGATGCTCGAATCCAGCGCCTCGGCAAACGTAATCCCCGTGCGACGGCCTTTCTCCACCAGCTTGATTTGGCCTTTCAGCTTTAACCACGCCACCTGATGCCCCATCAGCACGCCGTCTTTAAGCGTTCCCGCATGCGCGTTGATTGCGCGGGCAGATGCGGGCAATTCCTCCCACGACAGCACCCGCAGCGTGTCGCGTTGTGGCGTCAACCCTGGCTTCACGGCTTAACCCCCAGCACGTCGCCGCGCATCCAATCGACCATCCGCGCATCAAATCCACCGGCTGCCACCGCTGCATCCAGCCGCGCCGACTGCTCGCGCAGTAATGCCTCTCGCGCTTCTTTGGCAACAATCTGGCGTTCGTGCAAACTCAACTTGCGGCTCTCATGCACGCTACGCGCCGCACGCGCCAAGGCTTGTACGTCTTTGAGCGACACGTTACCTTTACCCAGCGCATCGTCCACCGCGTTGATCGCAAGCGTCGTCACGGCCTGCGCCAGCAGCGCCCCGGATTTGTCATCAAAATCCTCACCCAGTTCGGACACCAGCATCTGCGCTGCCGTCTGGATGTTCTGCTGGCTTTGCGACACTTCCTTATACAGCTTGTGATACCGCCCCAAGCCGCCACGACTGGGCAGTTCTCCCTTTTCGTGGTGCTCGGGGAAGCGCTCTGTCAATTCCGCCTGCATCTCGGCCAGCGTCAAGCGGTCTTCACGCAAGAGCTTCTGGATATACGTTTTAACCTCAACCGGCAGCTTGCTGACCTTGGACTTTCTGCCCATGTCTACACCCCAGGCGCACGCGCAGGTTTGACGCCCGGCTGGTGAATCAATCCCGCCGCCACGTCCTGCCCGCGATCCAAGAGCCGCACCAGCAACACATCGGCGTTGATCGGTTCGACTTCCACCAGCGCACGCTCGTGCAGCCAGTGCAGTTGCCGGATGACTTCGGCACGGGTCAGCGCAAACCCCCAGCCCTTGACCGCCGAATGCAGCGTGCTGGAATTGGCCGTGTACCCCGGTAATTCCGAGAGCAAGCGCAGCATCAAGCGGCGCAAGTCTTCATTCACGTATTGCACGTAGCCGCCCGCATTCATCGTTTCATCCCCGCTCATGGGTTCCCCCGTCGTGCCTGGCCCTTGGCCTCTTCCATCAAATAATCCTCAATGCGCCGCACCGAGCGCCCCAGCTCCGATAGATGCTGGTTCACGGCCCGCACCGATACATCCATGCGCTCAAATTTGAGCGCCAGTTCATGAAACTCATGGTGTTTCGGCATCTGCTGCATCTCGCTCTCCATCTTGATGATGCGCGTGCGCAGTTCCAGCATCTCCTTGGCACTGGCCGACTGCCTGCCGATAAACCACGCATAAATGCCGATGGCCGTCACCACCAGCCAGCGCACCGTCTCAAACCCAAACTGCATGCTTTCAAAATTCATGGCCTATATCCCTTTGCCCTGCTTTCAAACGCTTCTTGACAATCCACGCAGCGCT